GAAGGCTACCTGGCCGCGGAGAGCGTCGGGGACGACTCCTACCGGATCGCCGGGGACCGCCAGCCCGCGTCGGGTCCGCTCGCGCTGGGCGCCGCGGACCGCACCGTGCTCAACGCCTACCGCTCCGGGGGCCGGCGCACCATCGAGCTGCACTCGTGAGCCCCGGGGCCCCGTTCGTGCACGGCCAGACGCTGACCGTGATCCGCCGCCAGCGCGACGACGACGGCGACTACACGTCGCTGGCCACGCACCGGGTGCCCGGCTGCGCGGTGACCCGGCGGTCCACGGTGGAGACCACCGAGGGCGGGAACCGCGCGACCGTGGTCACCCGGCTGTGGGTGCACGCCCCACCGGGGTCGGATGTGCAGCCGTCGGACCTGGTGGAGTTCCCGGACGGCACCCGGTGGAACGTCGACGGCGACGCCCGGACCTACGGCAGCCCGTTCACCGGCTGGGCCCCGGCGCACCGTTTCGCGCTGATCCGGGCAACGGGGTGATCTCCACGATGTCGATCTGGGTCAGCGGGCGCAGGTACCAGCCCGCCAGGTAGAGCCCGTGGATCAACAGCAGCGCCTCGGTCTCCAGCCGCACCGGGTCCGGCGGCGGGTCCCCGAGCTCGTGGTGCAGGGACCGCAGCGCCCGCTCGGTCGCGTACTGGCTGCCGGCCACCCGGGCGCGAGACCGGAGTTCGTCGTCCGCCATGACCGAGGAGGGTAGTGGATGCGCTACGACCCGGACTACCACGGCGCCGAGGCGTGGCTGCGCGGCCCGGAAGCGGCCGTGGTCGCGCTGCGCAAGGCCGAACAGCTCAAGGCGCACGCCCAGTCCATCGCCCCGGTCGGCGGCCCGTTCGACGACGAGCACCCGGGGCTGTACCGCAACTCCATCGAGATTACCGGCCCGTACGAGAGCCACGGGCGGGCCGCCTACGCGGTGGCCTCCACGCTGCCCTACGCCACCCGGGTGGAGCTCGACTACGGCTACCACACCCTGGGCCGGTCCGCGGACGCGGTGAACGACCGCACCGAGACCCACCCGCGGCCCGCCCGGAGCTTCGGCCCCGGCCGGATCCCGCAGGGCGGGCTGAAACGCCGGGTGGTCCGCCGCAACCGGGGCCGCTACACCGGGGGCTACATCCTGCGCCGGATCCTGCCCGGGTCGAGCCCGTTCAAGGCGTCCACGTACCTGCCGTCCCGTCCGTCGCTGCGCCGGGCCCTGAGCCCGCGCGGCGGCTACAACCTGGGTGTCGGCGTCGGTGGGCTGGGAGGGCTGTCCGTGCTCGGCGGCGCGGCAGCCGGCGGTGCCGTCAGCACCTACGCCGGCGGTACGCCCCCACCGGCGGCCGGCACCCAGCCACCCCCGGCGGGATCCCCGAACGACGTCCGGATCCGGGCCCGTCGCCGGCGGCTGCAGGGCCAGGTCGGGGTCCGCCCCGTCGCCGGCCTGCAGGGGGCCACGAGGAGGCGGGTGGTGTGACCGAGCTGCTGGGGGTCTACCCCGACGCCGAACAGGTCGGCCGCGCGGTGCTCGCCCCGCTGGGGGTGACCGTGGTGACCGCCACCCCGGTGACCCTGGTCCCGCCGCTGATCGCGCTCACCCGCGTCGGCGGCGACGACGACGGGCTGACCGACCACGCCCACCTGGAGATCGCGGTGTTCGCCACCGACCGGCCCGGGGCGTGGTCACTGGCCGAACGGGCCCGGCAGCTGATCCTGGCCGCCGTGCACACCGGGGTCCCCCTCGACGGGGGCACCGCCTGCATCGACTACACGATCAGCATCGCGTCCCCGATGCTCATCCCCTACCCCGACCAGGACTTACGCCTGGTCGTGGCGGTCTACCAGCTGTCCATGCGACGGCTGCGGCCCGCCTGAGCGGTCACAGCGCAAGGCCACTCCGCAATGCCGTTCTGCACGTCCACCGGCCGGGTGAGTCCGCCGGACACCAAGTAGTTCCCCTTCGGAGGTCCACTGTGGTCACGTATACGTCCGTTCAGCAGCGCAACACCGACTTCATTCGCAAGTCCCTCGATGCCGACGTGTTCCTGGCGCCGATGACCGTCACCCCGCCCACCGCGCTGACCACCGGCGCCGGCGTGGCGAACGCGCTCAATGCGCTGCCCGCCGGGTATGTCGATGTCGGCTTCCTGGACAAGGCGCAGGGCATCGACGTGGCCCGCCAGATCGCGACCGTTCCGACCATGTCCGTGGGCCAGCTGGTGCCCACCCGGAACGACATCACGAAGAATGAGGTCACGGTCAAGTTCTCCATGCAGGAGACCAAGCGGATCACGCTGGAGAGCTACCACACGGTCTCGCTCGGCGGCACCATTCTCACGGTGTCCACCGGTGAGCTCAACTTCACCGAGCCGGTGCGCCCGACCACCATTCCGCTGCGGATGCTGATCCTGTGGACGGACGGCACCGGCACCGACTCGATCTTCGTGGCGATGGACCTGCCCCGGGTCACGATGACCTCGGTCGGCAACATCAAGATCAGTGACGGGGTGGACTCGATCAACCGCGACGTCACCTACACCGCCTACACCGACGGCGTCCTCGGCTACTCCGTGCGGCACCTCTACGGTGGCCCCGGGTGGAACTCGCGGACCGCCGCCATGCAGTTCTCCTGACCCTGACCTGCAGTGTCCTGATGACCGATACATAGAGACAAGGAGCGCCACCATGGCCGAGGAGATCCACCTGGTCGACCCGAACGGCAACCCGTGGGTGGCCGGCACCGCGGAGGAGGCCAACGACCTGCAGTGCCAGGGCTACCGGCTGGCCGACAAGCAGCCGGCACCCAAGTCCCCACCGGCGCCGGCGCCCCGGGGGAGTGAGTGAAGAAGCTCAAGAGCTTCGATCAGTATGTCGAGGAGGCGCGGCGGGAACCGTTGGAGATCCCGCTGCCCTCCGGGGACACCCTCGAAGTTCACTTCCCCACCGGGCGCCAGCAGAAGGCGTTTCGGAATGCGTTGCGCGCCGAGGACTCCGACTCCTGCATCGCCGCCCTGTTCGGCGACGAGAAGGCCCAGGAGCTCATCGCCCTGTTCGACGACGCCCCCGGCGATCTGATCCTGACCATCCTCAAGGACATGGGTGAGGCCTGGGGGGTGAGCACGGGGGAAGTGACGGGCTGATCGACCTGATCGACCGCTACGGCCCGGAGCTGGAATACGACCTCCACCACGAGCTGGGCATCGACATCCTGGATTTCTTCTCCGGTGACCTGCCGTTCTCCAAGCTCGAACGGCTGGCGTCGCTACTGCCCCAGCACGGCCATTACAAGGCCGCGTTGGCCGACGACGAGTCGCTGGACTGGGAGGGGTTCTTGGCCCGGACCGGGGACCCACCGCCGCCCACCCTGCTGGGCTGGAGCCGCGAATACCAGATGCTGGTGGCCGCGGTGGAGGCGCTGCGGGTCCTGACCGCGGTGACCGTCGCGGCGAACAGCGAGGACGGCCAGGTCGATCAGCCCGCCCCCTTCCCGCGTCCGGTCACCGCGGCCGACCGGGCGTACAACCGGGCCCGGGAAGCCGCTCGGCAGGCCCGGGTCGCCCGCATGATCACCCCACCTGAGTCCGGGACCCCCGGCTGATCGGAGCAGATCATGCCGGGAGGTCCAGGATTCCGCGCGGGCACCGCGCACGCCGAGGTCCGGCCGAGCCTCGACGAGTTCCAGAAGGACATGGAGGCCCAGCTCAAGGCCATCCGGTCCAAGTACGAGGTCCAGGTCGAGCCGCAGGTCGACGAGGCGCAGGCGGTCACCAAGGGGGAGAAGTACGGCACCACGTTCGGCGAGCAGGCCAAGAAGTCCATCGACAAGGCCCTCGCCGCGATCGGTGACCCCAACCTGTCGGCCAACGCCGCCGAGGCCGAGCTCAAGATCGCCGAGCTCAAGCGGCAGTACGAGACCGCGTTCCGTGACGCCAAGGCCTCGATCGACACCAGCGACTTCGACGCCGACCTGGCGCGGCTGGACGAGGAGCTGCAGAAGCTCACCCGCGAGCGGGTGGCCCGGATCTCCATCGGCGGCAACACCGAGCGGGTCGAAGCGGACATCGAGCGGCTCAAGGGCGAGTACGAGGACGTCTTCCGGACCCGCCACGAGCTGCAGGTCACCACCGCCAAGGCGCAGGCCGACGTGCAGGCCCTGGACCGGCAGATCGAGTCCGCGGTCGAGGCCCGGCGTGTGATCGACATCGACATCGACCCGGCCGAGCGGAAGCTGGCCCAGCTCAAGGCGGGGCTGGAGGATCTGCGCAGCCGCGCCGAGTCGGTCACCGCGGCCAACTCCAACCGGTTCCTCGCCGACCTCGACGCGCAGCGGGCCGCGATGGCCCAGCTCTCCGGGGGGCGGGACTTCGACCTCGACGGGCAGACCTTCGCCGGCGGCGACACCTCGATGCTGGTCCGCGCCGAGACCGGGCAGGCCATCGCCGAGATCGACGCGCTGCGGGCCTACGCCAGCCGCGACGTGACGTTCCACGTCGACGCCGACACCAGCATCGCCGAGGGCGGGATCCGGTCGCTGGCCGCCCGGTTCGCCGAGGCCGGCGCGGAGATGTCCAACCTGCAGCGCGGCATGCTGCTGCTGGGCCCGCTGGCCGTCCCGATCGGCGCCACCCTGCTGGGCGGCGCCGGAGGTCTGCTCACCGGGCTGCCCATCGCGGTGGCCGGGGTCGGTGCCCTCGCGCTGGGCCTGGGCGGGATCGGGACCGCGCTCAAGGCCAACGAGTCCATGCAGGCCCAGTCCGCCGCCACCGGTCGGGTCTCCGCGCAGCAGCAGGAGGTCGCCGCCCGCCAGGCGCAGGTGCACGCGATGGCGATCACCAACGCCGAGGAGGGGGTTACCAACGCCGTCGGTCGCCTCGCCAACGCCCGCGCGTCGGCCGCCGCCGGGGCCGTCGCCGCGCAGGCGCGGGTGGACGCGGCGGTGCGCGCCGGTGCCGACGGGGCGGCCACCGCGGCGGCCCGGGTCACCACCGCGGAGCAGTCCCTGGAGACCGCGCAGCGCGGCGAGCGGACCGCCCAGATCGCGCTCACCGACGCCCGCAAGGCCGCCCGCGAGCAGCTCGAACAGCTCACGTTCTCCCTCGCCGACAACGCGCTGGCCACCCGCGGCGCGGAGATCCGGCTCCGGGAGGCCCGGGAGAAGATCGAGCTGGACCGGGCGCAGCACATCACCGGGCTGCAGCTGGAGAAGGACCAGCTGGCGCTGGATGAGGCCACCCAGCACCTGATCGAGACCAAGGCCCGCGGGGTGCAGCTGGCCGCTCAGCAGCGCGAGGCCGACGCCGAAGGCATCGAGGGCTCCGCGGGTGTCGTGCGGGCCCAGGAAGGCGTCACCCGGGCCGCTGAGGGCACCGAGAAGGCCACCCTGGCCCTCGCCGAGGCCCGCCGTGCGCAGGCCGCCCAGCACATCGCGGCCGAGGAGCAGATCACCGCCGCCAAGATGGCCGCCGCCGAGCAGCACCGGCAGGCCGACGCGTCGATCGCCACCGCCGTGGCGGGGGTGGAGTCGGCGCAGCGGGCCCTGGAGCGGGCTCAGCTCGACGCCGCCCCGGCCGCCGAGTCCGCCGCCAAGGGAGCGGACGCCTACGCCGCCGCGCTGGCCAAGCTGACCCCGGCCGGGCGCGAGTTCGTCGAGTTCTACCTGGCCGAGCTCAAGCCCAAGTTCGCCGAGCTCCGGGAGACCGCCGCGGAGGGGCTGCTGCCCGGGATCATCGAGGGGGCCCGGCGCGCGGAGCCCGCCTTCGACGGCATCAAGCGGCTGCTCGACGTCACCTCCCGGGCCCTGGGGCAGGTGGCCATCGACGCCGGCGACGCCTTGGGCGGGCCGATCTGGAAGCGGTTCATCGACTACCTGACCGAGGAGGCGCCGGGCGCCATCCGGACCTTCGGCCGGATCGCCGGCAACATCTTCACCGGGTTCTCCGGGCTGGCCGAGGCGTTCCGCCCGTTCTTCCGCTCCATGAACGAGGGCATCGAGGGGATCACCAAGAAGTTCGCCGACTTCGGCCAGTCCGCCGCCAGCGGAGGTAACTCGAAGTTCAACGACTTCATGGCGTACGTGAAGGAGAACGGGCCGCGGATCTGGGACATCCTCAAGAAGCTCGGCGACGTCGTCGGCAGCATGATCATCGCGCTGGCCAGCGCCCCCAACCTGATCATCCTGCAGGCCGTGATGACGGAGCTGGCCAAGATCCCGCAGCCGGTGCTCATCGCATTGATCGACTTCTTCCTGCTGTTCAAGTCCGCCGAGATGGTGGCCGGGCTGGTCAACGGGGGCAAGGGGCTCAAGGACGCCGTCGACTCGATCAAGGTGCTGTCCGCCGCCGGTGGGGTGACCGGCGCGGTGACCAACATCGGGCTCATCGCGCTGGCATTCGGCGCGGCGTTCACCGCCGCGAAACTGGTCAGCGACGAGCTGCACAAGCTGGCCGGCGAGGACCCCAACAACGTGCCGGCGAACCAGAGCGCGCTGCAGCGGTCCCGGTCGCCCAAGCTGGAGTTCGGACAGGGCCCGACGATCGGGCAGCAGGTCTCCAGCGACGCGGCGGCGGCGGCGGACCAGGCGTTCGGCCTCCGGGGCCGCAGCGAGCTGGACCGGATCTGGCACACCCTGACCACCGGGGAGTCCACCTTCGGCCCGTCGGCATCGCAGTTCGAGAACAGCCCAGTCATGCGCTTCACCAAGGCCATGTCCAAGGAGCTCGCGGGGTCCTTGCTCGACCTCCTGGACTGGAAAGGGAAGGCCGAGAAGGTCCTCAACAGCGCCGGGGACGAGCAGAACAAGACCACTAAGGCCACCGGCGCCGGGCACCTGGCGAACATCGCGCTGTGGACCGGCGGCGCCCTCGGTCTGATCAACTCGTTCGGGGTGGAGACCAACAAGGATCTCAAGACCCGGGGCACCGACGCGGTGGTCACGGTCGGCACCTGGACCGGCTCGGCGTTCAAGCTCGTCGACTGGTTCACCGGCACCTCGAAGACCAACCTCAAGAAGTGGGGCACCGACACCGTCGTCGACCTCGGCGTGTGGGTCGGCGAGCAGGCCGGCAAGCTGGGCACCTGGGCCGGCGAGCGGATCGGCGGGGTCGACAAGTCCAACACCGACACCAAGACCTCGTTCAGCATCTGGATCACCGACAACCTGATCGCCTTCGGGAACTGGGGCAACCAGGCCAAGATCATCGTCGACACGGCGATGATGTCCCTGTTCAACGCCATCCACGGCTGGCTCGACATGATCAGCTTCGATGTCGAGGGCTGGCAGGGCGCGATGTTCGACGGCATGCGCCGGGCGTTCATCGGCGGGGTCAACTCGGTGATCGACATCCTCAACGGGTTCGGCGGGGCGCTGTCCGGGCTGGCCAAGGCGCTCGGCTTCGAGATCACCATCTCCATCCCGCGGATCCCCAACCCGGGCCCCGGCGGGGTCGGCGGCGCCCTGCAGCGCTCCCGCAACCTGGCCCGCGGCGGCTACGTGGACGAGTACGACGGGACACCTGTGTCCGGGCAGCTGCCCGGCTACAGCCCCGGCCACGACTCCATCCCGGCGCGGCGCGGCAACCAGCCCTACCTGCTGGCCGGCGGGGAGTACATCGTGCGCCCGGAGGCCACCGCCGCGATGGGCCCGCAGGCCATGGACGCGATCAACCGGGCGCACGAGAACCCGGTGCGGTTCATCCGGCCCCCGGAGACCGGTGCGGTGTTCGGGGCGCCGGTCGGCGGCGGGGACAGCGGGTTGTGGAAGGCGATGTGGGCCATCGTCCATGCCGCGATCCCGTACGCCCGGCTGTCCAGCTCGGTGCGCAATGAGCCGGGCAGCTACCACAACACCGGCCAGGCCATCGACATCGCCGGCGGCGACATGCGCGCCATCGACAAGTGGATCTACGACAAGTTCGGGGGCTCGATCTCCGAGCTGATCCACACGCCGGGGCCGTACAACGTCAAGGACGGCCGCCACCACGTCTACAACCCCACTGTCCGCAGTGGACACTATGATCACGTTCATTGGGCTATGACCGCGGCCGGACTGGCCCGGGGCGGCACCGGGATCGCACTCGGGGCACTCGGCACGGCCGTCGGGGCCATCGTCACCTACCTCACCGACAAGGCCCGCTCGGTCATCGACCCGGTCCGCACCGCGATCGGTGCCATCCCCGGCAAGACGTTCGGCGGGAACATGGCCGCCGGCGCGATCAAGAAGGTGCTCGACCGGCTGTTCCAGGTGGCCGTGAGCAAGGACGCCGAGGCCACCGCGGCGGGCGGGGCGGCGACGGGTGCGACCAGCGACGAGGCCCCGGGCATCGTCAAGATCATCTCCGATGTGGCTCGTGGCCGGTTCGGGGACCGGGCCCGGCAGGCCGCGATCATCGGGGTGGCCACCGGGCTGGTCGAGTCCAACCTGCGCAACCTCAAGGTGGCGGTCGACCACGACTCGCTGGGTGTGTTCCAGCAGCGGCCCTCGATGGGCTGGGGCAGCCCGGCGCAGCTGACCAACGTGACCTACGCGGCCGGCAAGTTCTTCGCCGGGTTCCCCTGGAACTGGTTTGCGCAGGATCCCGGTCGGCTCGCGCAGAGCATCCAGCGCTCCGCGTTCCCGGATCGCTACGCCACTCGGATGAACCAGGCCACCGGGCTGGTCGGGCAGTACGGCGGCTTCGACACCGGCGGCTACCTGCCCCCCGGCATCACCACCGTGATCAACGGGACCGGGATGCCGGAGCGGGTGCTCACCGCGGACCAGACGCGGAGCTTCGATCGGCTGGTCACCCACCTCACCCGCAACCCGCGGACCGCCGGCGGCGAGAGCCACCTGCACCTGCACGACACCGGGTGGACCCCGCAGCGGGCGTTCGCCGAGTTCGAGCGGCGCCAGGCCTTCGCCGCCCGCCAGGCCTGAGAGGAGGGTCCGGTGCTGCTGACCTTGGACACCTTCACGATGTCGCACCACCTGCTGGCCAACGTCGGCGACTACGCGCCCTACCTCGACAGCGATGGTGTCGAGTGGGTGTGCACCGAGGAGACCGGCTGGTTCGGCTCGGCGGCGACCAAGCCGATGCGCACCCCGCGGGTCACCACGGACGGGGTGTGGCGGGCGGCGAACTACCGCGACATCCGCACCGTCGGGCTGGTCGTGGCGATCACCGCCCCGAGCACCGTGCTGATGCGTCGGGCGCAGCAGGAGTTCATGGGCATGTGCCCGGACCCGACGCTGCTCTACCCGCTGACCGTGACCGACGAGACCGGGGCCTACACCGCCGCGGTCGAGCTCGACGGTGCGATCTTGAGCAAGGACCGGAACTGGAACTCGCTGGAGTTCTCGGTGCAGCTCGTCGCCCCGGACCCGCGGAAGTTTGCGGCCACCGTGTCGGCCATCTCCACCCCGCTGTTCAACCCGGGCAGCAGCGGCATCGACGCCGGCGGCTCCGGGATCTCGGCGTCCGCGCCGGGGATCTCCGCGGGGTTCGGCGGCGGTCCGGCCCTGGTCTACCCGGCCAACCCCGGCACCGCGCCGGTCGGGCCGGTGATCGAGTTCCTGGGGCCGGTGGACAACCCGTCGGTGATGGACACCGTGACCGGCACCCAGGTCACGTTCACCGGCACCGTCGACGACGGGGTCTCGCTGTACCTCAACTGCGACGACCAGCCGCAGCCCACCACCGGCGGCCTGATCATCCCCGGGCACGCGGCCGTGCAGGCCGGCACCCTGAGCCGCCGCGGGCAGATCACCCTGTTCGGGGGCTGGCCGGTGCTGCCCCCGGGAACGGTCCGCCCGCTGGTGTTCTACGGCACCTCGGCCGGCGCTCCCACCATGACCGTGCATTACCGATCCGCCTGGAGATGAGCCGATGGGCACCGCCGTCGCGAGCACTGTCGACCCGTGGTTCGTCAACACCGCGCTGAACATGTCCGAGGCCCGCTACGCCCTGTCCGCGCTGGTCGGGCGGGACCCCACCAGCAACACCGTCGCCGAGACCGGGGTGCTGCCCGGTGGCGTGACCCCGTTCTTGCCGACCTCCAACGGGACCGCGGGTGCGCCGCGGGTGTCGGTGGCCGCCGGGCACTGCATCCTGACCACCTCCGGGGGTGGCACCTACGTGTGTACCTGGCCCTCGGCGGCGAACGTCAGCCTCACCGCGCCGGCCGGCAACCCGCGCATCGACGTGCTGTGCGCCCGGGTCCGGGACACCGACGTCGACGCCAGCGGCGTCAAGCTGTTCGAGCTGATCACCGTGGACGGCACCCCGGCCGCGTCCCCGGCGGTCCCGGCCACCCCGGCCGGCTACGTCGCCCTCTACCAGATCCTGTGCGCCACCAACGGCACGCTGACCCTGACCGACGTGCGCCCGTTCACCCGGGCCGCCGGCGGGCTGCGGGTGGCGATCGGGGCGGCGGCGCTGGCCCGGGCCGGGTCCTACACCGGGGACCTGCGGGTGACCGCCACCGGCGTGGTCGACGTGTGGTTGACCTCGACCTGGGTGACCGTGGCCACCCCGATGGCCTGGACCTCGTTCACCCCGACCCTGACCTCGTCCTCGGGGTCGACCCCGTTGGGCGGGGCCGGGGCTTCGGCGATCGGTCGCTATATCGTGATCGGCAAGGTGCTGCACCTGCGCTACATCTTCCGCGCCGGCGCCTCCATGGGCGCCACCTGGGGCGACGTGTGGTCCACCCTGCCGCCGGGGCTGACCTCGGCGCCGCAGGAGGAGACCCAGATCCTGGCCAAGCTCAACGCGCATTGGCCCGCCGGTGTGCTGCAGGCGATCTACCTTGGCAAGGCGTTCATCCCGCCGAGCTCCACGGTGATGAACCTCTACTTTCCCTACAGCACCAGCCGCTCGGACCTGCACACCTACATGATGTCGCTGGACTCCGGGGTGATCGCCGGGACCGGGTTCCCGACCGTGGCCGGCGGCTACGCGCTGCCCGGGATCCTGGTCATCCAGGGCACCGTCGAGATCACGTGATCGCGTGGCCACCTACTCGTGCCTGATCGCGCGCACGACGACCGGGGAAGTCCTCGACGAGCTGCCGATGTCGGACTTCACCTGGACCGACAGCCTGGACCTGTCCCGTACCGGCACGATGACCATCACCTGCCCGCTGCAGGCCGACAACCTGATCACCGAGAACTCCAACCAGGTCCGGGCCCGCTCGGTGGCCGGCGCGCACTGGTACCTGAGCCTGGTGCTGTGCCGGAACAACCAGCCGTTGTGGGCCGGGCCGGTGGTCACCCACGACGTGGCCGCGGACCGGTCGACCATCCAGTTCGGCTGCACCTCGATCGCCAAGGTGTTCGACGCGCGGACCGTGCTCACCGCCGGGTTCGAGCTCACCCCGCTGGCTACCGGCGCCGACGTGTCCTACAGCCTCGACCCGTTCTCCACCGCCCGGGCGCTGCTGCTACTGGGCTCCACCGGGACCGGCCGGACGCTGCCGCTGAACCTGCCGGCCGCCACCTCCCCGGTCGTGATCGACACGGTGCGCACCTACACCGCGGCGGACCTGGCCTCGGTGCTGGAGCGGCTCACCCAGCTCTCCGAGGAGGCCGGTGGCCCGGACATCCGGTTCACCGCGGTGCTCGACAGCTTCCAGCGCAACCTGAGCTGGACCGTAGACATCGGCAACCCCCGGCTCGGGCTGGTCACCTCGCCCTGGGCCTGGGACTTCCCCACCTCGATCACTTCGATCGCCGAGGTCGGGGACTCCTCGGGGATGGCCTTCCGCGGCTACGTGACCGGGAACAGCGCCGGTTCCTCGGACACACCGATGGTCGGGGTGGCCCAGGATCTGACCTACACCGCGCGGGGGTGGCCCATGCTGGAGCGCAGCGCCGAGCAGACCGCCGCGGTGCCCTCGGTCGCCTCGGTCACCGAGCAGCCCGTACTGGACCGCCAGGCCGCCGCGTTCGTCACCGCCAACATGGTCCCGGCCCGGACCTGGACGATCGAGGTGGACCCGGAATCGTTCCCGGAGATCGGGACCTGGGCACTGGGGGACAATGCGCTGTTCGCCGTCACCGACGACAGCTGGATCGTCGACGGGGTCTACCCGCAGCGGCTGATCGGGGTCACGCACACCCTGGCGTCGGCCAGCCTGGAGACCACCTCGGTGCTGGTGAGCCCCTGATGGGCCGCATCGAGGTGCCCCTGGACCCGGGGCAGCAGCTGGCCGCGCTGCAACGCCAGGTCGCCGAGCAGGGCCGGCGGACCATCCCGAGCGCCACCCTGCGGTCCCAGTACAGCACCGGGATCGTGGCCTACCGTGTCCGCGCGGCGGGCAACATCAGCGGGTTGGCCGGTCCCGTCGACCGCGCCGTGGTCGGTGTCACCGCCACCGTCACACCCGGTCGGCTCTACCAGGTCAGCGGCCGAGTCGGGGCCTGGGTGGACGGCACCGGCGACGCCCTGACCCTCGTGACGCTCTACTACACCATCGACGGGTCGGCACCGATCGCGTCCGGCTCGGCGATCCTGCGGCAGATCACCCACCTGGTCGGGCAGAACAGCAACGTCCGCGAGGGCGTGGTCGACGCGCTGTTCCCGTGCCCGCCCACCTGCACCACGCTGCGCTGCATGCTGGCGGTCTACTGCTACTCGGGGCGCACCTACGGGATCTACAGCGCCACCACCGGCGGGGTGTGGCCGCCCACGCTGTGGGTCACCGACCAGGGCATTCCTGCCGGCACCGGCGTCGACTACTAGGCGGGAGCGCCATGGAGATCCCCGACTACCCGCAGTGGGTGCGCGACAAGCAGCGGGTCTTGGTCCGCGACGAGCGCGGCGCGGAGGTGTCTCGCGGGACCGTGGTCGCCTACCTGCCGCCCAGCGTGGTGGTTGACCTCGACGGCGCCGGGCAGGCCGGGCTGCCGGTCACCCAGGTGCGCCCGCTACAGTCCGATGACGCCCCCGAGCCGACGATCACCGCATTGGTCGCCGCCGGGGGCGCCCCCGACGTCGCCGCCGCCGAGCGGCTGCAGCAGGCCCTGCGCACCGCCGGGTATGAGCTGGTGGCCCGGCCGCAGCGTCGGGGCAAGCCGTGACCGACGTCGGCAACGGTGGCGGAGTCCCGCGCCGGTGGACCATCGAGACGCTCCGCGTGCACACCGCCGGTCAGCTCGCCATGCTCCGCGGGGACATGATCGCGCTGCGTCGGGAGATCGCCGCCGCCGCCGAGGCCAACGCGGCGGCCCGCCAAGCCGTGATCACCCACGTCAACACCCGGGTCGCCGACATTGAGGGCACGCTGCAGCGGATCGAGAACGGCCTGGACGAGGTCACCGTGCGGATGACCGCCGCGGAGAGCCGGGACCGCGGCGCGAGCGCGCTGTGGGCGCACATCGTGGCCGGGGTCGGGCTGGCGTTCGCCATCCTCGCGACGTTCCTGGCCTACTCCAACAGCCAGGCCGAACCCCCACTGCCACCGGCCGGGGTGATCGTCGTGGGGACCGGTTACGCTCCCCGCGATGCTCCCCTCGACGTTCCCCGTATCCTCCCGTCGGGCGCCTCGTTAGACCTCGTGAACGCTCCATCCCCGCCTTGAAATGGAGTCGCGATGCCCGCCCGATCCGCCCTGCGCCCGGGGCCCAGCTCCCTGATGTCCGCTCCGGGCCCCGGCGGCGCATGAGACTCCTTCCCCGCACCCGGCGGGTGATCGCCCTTCTGTCAGCGACGCTCGCCCTGGTGCTGCTGGCCGGCTGTAGTGGGGCCCCGCAGCCACCCACTGCAGCCGGCCAGCATGACGACCCGGTGCCCCCGTACGTGCTGGCCCGGCCCCCGCTGGCGGAGCCGGTCACGGTCGACGTCAAACGCATCGGGATCGTCGGCGCGATGCTGATCCCGCTCGGGCTGCGACCCGACGGGACCGTGGACACCCCACCCGCGGCCCAGCCCCTGCAGGGTGGCTACTGGCGGGCCAGCGCCCCCACCGCCACCACCCCCACGGTGATTCTCGGCCGGGTCAGCGGCGGCGGTCAGCCGGGCCTGTTCGCCCACCTGGGTGAGGTCACCGAGGGCGACACGGTGACCGTTCACCGCTCCGATGGGACCGTTAGTCGCTACACGATCCTGCACACCGAGCGGGTCGACGCGGAGCGGTTCCCCACCGACTGGGTCTACAGCGACCAGGCCATGCCGACCCTGCGCCTGGTCACCGTCGGGGACGGGGTCAAGACCGCACGCCGGGGGGCCCTGGACAACGTGGTGGCCTTCGGAGCCCTCACCACCTGAGCGGAGGCCGCCATGACGGAACCCGACGAGAGCGTTCCGGAGCGGCCCGCGCACGAGCTGGTGATCACTCGCTACGTCAGCGACGCCCGCCCCTCCCGGGAGGTGGACGAGGCCATCGCGGAAATCTACGGGCTCCTCCGTGAGGCCACCTGCGACGACCCGCAGCTGGAGCGCGAGCACGACGGCGGCGGGTGGCTGATCACCGGTCGTTACATCCGGCGCGAGGAGGACTACCTGTGGAGCAGCACGCAATGATCGCGGAGATGCGCCAGTGGGTGATGTCGTTGCGCCGGCGCAACGACAGCCTCCAGGATCAGATCGCCCAGTTGTCCGCGGATCAGACCGATCTGTGGGAGTACAACCTGAGAACGGAGCACCACGCTATGGCTGCATTCGAGGATCTCCAGGCCCAGGTGGCGGCGCTGACCGCCACCGACTCGGCCCTGATCGCCGCGATCGACGACCTGCTGACCAAGGCCCAGGCCCAGGGTCAGGTGTCCGAGGCCGAGGTGCAGGCGGTGGCCGACCTGGTCAAGGACGAGGTGTCGAAGCTGTCCGCGGAGACCGAGAAGATCGCCGCCAGCCACCAGGCCGCGACGCCCGAGCCGGCCCCGCCGGAGGCCACCCAGCTGCCGGCCGAGCCGGAACCTCCCGTCGCGCAGTGAGCGATGTGCGGGCCGCGCGGTCGGGGAGCTCCCGTCGCGCGGCCCCATGCCGTAACATGACATGATGATGTCCAATCGAAGGGCGTACTGGTGGGGAACGGTCGCGCTGATCGTGGTCATCACGGTCGGCGGCTGCAGCCCCAACCCGCCCACCCCGCTGCCCCCCATCGGCACCTCGACCACCCCGGCCGCCCCCGTCGCAGCCCCGCCTACCCCGACCGTGGGCCTGTCCCCGACGGCGGAGCCCTACGCCGGCCCGTGCACGGTCGTGGACGGCCGCGCGGACCTGCGCTGCACCCCGGGCGCGCACAACCCCGACGTCACCGAACAGACCCTCGACACCACGATCTGCAAGCCGAACTGGACCAAGACCGTCCGACCCCCCTCGGCCTACACCACCAACCTCAAGAACCAGCAGAAGGCCCGCTACGGCCTGGGCACGGTGCCCAACGCCGAGCTGGAGGAAGACCACCTCATCCCGCTGTCCCTCGGCGGGTCCCCGGCCGACCCCCGCAACCTCTGGCCCGAACCGCGCAGTGGGCCCCGGGGCGCGCAGGCCAAGAACAACATGGCCAACGACCTGCACCGCGCGGTGTGCACCCGGGCGATCCGACTCCCCGACGCCCGGGCCGCGATGATGCAGAACTGGACCCACCCATGACCGCCTTCCGCACCGTGTTCCTGCGCGACTCCGCGCTGTGGCTGGGCCTGATCGCCGTGCTCACCCAGCTGGGCACCGCGTTCTACGCCCCGTTCTCCGCCGAGCTCCAAGGCGCGGTCAACGCCGTGGTCGTCGCGGCGGCCGGGCTGCTCACCGCCGCGTTCGCCGCCGCCGACCGGGTACCGCCGGCGGTGCTCGGGTTCGTGCAGGCCGGCATGGCGCTGGCGCTGGCCTTCGGGTTCGCGCTGAGCCCCTATCTGCAGTCGACCATCATGACCGCGGTGACCGCCGCGTTCGCCGCGTACGCGCGTACCCAGATCGTGTCCCGGGTACCGAGCCCACCGCCGCCCGGGATGGTCGTGGTGCCGCCGGACCTGCACACCCCGGACCCGGACACGGTGATCGACACGGTGTCCGACCCGACGCCCTGGCCGTACCCGGTGGACGAGATGCTCTCCGGGGATCCGGGCAGTTTCGTCGGCCAGACCGGCCGGCACGCCCGCGGCGCGCAGCTGCCGATGCCGGCGGGCGACCAGCCCCCCAGCGACGAGGTCACCTACCAACCGACCTGCTAAGGAGCACCCCGTGGCCGTGCGCTTCGACTTCACCGTGCGGTCCGGGAACACCCTCACGCTGTCCGTGCCGGTCTTCGACGGGGACGGCGACCCGGTCCCGCACCCCACCCTGGCCGGTGGTTGGTCTGCCCGGGCCAAGGTCCGCCGGGTCGACGAGGACGAGGTCGTGCTGCAGGCCTGGTCCACCGCGGCGGGCACCATCACCTGGGGAATCACCTCGGCCGTGCCGCCGCTGCCGGATGCCGTCGACCCGGTCACCACCGGGGCCGCGCTGGTGGCCATCACCGGCGCCATGTCGCTGGGCTGGGACTGGACGGTCGGCGAGTACGGCCTCGACGTCATCGACCCCACCGGGGACGCCACCGAGATCGTGTTCGGCGTCATCCGCGTCGATCCCGACGCGGCCCGTCCCTAGTTAGAGCTCCACTCCGCACCCTCGTGGCCACCGGCCGCGGGGGTGTTCGTCATGCCCGCTACCAGGAGGAACAACGCGATGAGCTTGCCCGTCAGAAACTGCCTCGCGTGCGGGCAGGTCGACACCGACCCCCGGCACGTGATCACCCTGCCCGACCATTCCGAGGTCGGCTACCACATGGACTGCCACGCCCGGATGAACCCGCCGTGCGAGGCCTGCGTCGCCCAGACCGAGACCGCGCAGGGCGTGACCGGCGACGCGTTCCGCGAGCACCTGATCAGTCCCGAGCAGGCCGAGTACCTGGCCGCCAACCACGCCGACCTCCTGGAGGGCTGAGTCATGCCTGTGCTCGCAACCGGCGAGTCCGACCGGTTCCTCAACGCCTCGATGGGCACCACCACCTACTTGGCGACGGTGACCCCGATCAAGCTGGCGCTGTTCACGGTGATCGGCACCGCGGCGGCCACCGGCACCGAGGTCACCGGTGGCTCCTACGCCCGCCAGTCGATCACCGTGTGGACCACCGCGTCCGGTGGCACCGGGTGCTCGAACACGACGGTGGGCACCTTCCTCAACATGCCCGCGGCGACCGTGGTGGCCATCGAGCTGTTCGACTCGACCGGCTCCCCGGTGCGCAAGTGGTTCGGGGGGCTCACCGCGAACAAGACCACCGCGCTGGGCGACACGCTGTCCTTCGCCGCCGGCTCGATCGTCCTCGGCGCCACCTGAGCCCGAGAGACACCCACTCGCCGCCCGGCCCCTTGCCGCAGGGGTCGGGCGGCGGGGCCCGTGACGTGGACGCTGGGGGTGCGTGGTGGCCGTTGCCTTCGACGCCGTGGGCCCCAGCTCCGCCGGGGCATCGGTGGCCAGCGGTGTCCTCACGTGGACGCACACCGCCGGGGCCGGGTGCAGCCACGTGTTCGTCATGGCCTCGATGGGCGGCAGCGGCGGGGCGCCGGAGGTGGGCGCATCCTGCACCTACGCCGGGCGGCCGATGACCGTGGTCGGCACCCAGGGCTCGAACAACACCGTCAACGGCGGGCCGGCGATCTTCGTCCTGGAGAACCCCCCGGCCGGGGCGTCCACGGTCGAGCTGACCCCCGGGAACACGACCACCGCCACCCTGGGCGGGTCGGTGTCCGTGACCGGCGGCGGCGTACTCCGGGGCCTGACCAAGGCGTTCGGGACCGCGTCCCCGGCATCGGTGGCGGTCCCCGGCTGCACCGTCGGCGGCATGGTCATCGACGCCGTGTGCAACGGCGCCACCGCCAGCGCGTTCACCGCTACCGGCACCGGGCAGACCCGGCGTTGGCAGCGCGCGGTCAACGGCTCGTCGGCGGCCGGGAACGGCGCCGGGTCCACCACCCCGTCCGTGGCGGGCACGACCACCGTCGGCTACACGATCGCCCCGTCGGACTGGAACGGCGCGGTCGCCGTCGAGGTGCTCCCCGCCTCCCCCAAGGGCGCGGTCCGGATCACCGCCAACAACCAGGGCTACCGGTCGAACGCGGGCTTTCCCACCGGCGCCTGGACCATGATCTGCTGGTTCAAGATCAACGTGGACCGGAACGTGATCAACGGGATCTGGGCGGTGCTCAACGCCGCCAAGACGATCTGGACCAACCTCTACACCGCCGCCGACGGGACCACCGTCGGCATCGAGGACGGTGGCACCTACACCACCACCGACTTCGGCGGGCACGCCACCACCGTGGGCACCTGGTACGCCAACGCGTTCTCCCTCTCGGGCACGAACGCGAACCTCTACATCGGCACCAACCCGGCCTCGCTGACCAAGTACACCACCGCGACCATGAACGCCCTCGCCTCCCCCGGGGACTTCTACCTCGGTCGGGACGACGGTGGCACACCGTACATCGACGGCTGCCTGGCCGCGGTCAAGTTCTACGGCGCGGAGCTGACCCCGGCCGAGGTCGCCGCCGAGCTGGCGCAATACGCGCCGGTGAGAACTACCAACCTCAACCGCTGGTACCCGTTCGTCGGCGGCGCCGACGTCTACGACCACTCGGGCAACGGCAACCACCTGACCGTGGGTGTGGCCCCGGCTGGGATCGCGGACGGCCCGCCGATCCCGTGGGGCGACGTGCCGGCCCCACCGGAAGGCGCCCGGCACAGCTCCGCTGCATCCCTACTCAGGCCGTGAGGTGACCGATGGGTGACGTCGACAGCACGGCCGTGTCCGGTGTCGAGGTGCGCGGCTACCGGCGCGGGACGACCAGCACCGACTCGTGGGACCAGTTCGTGATCCCCACCAAGGATCGGATCACCACATTCTGGGGCCGGGCGAACACCTTCCTGACCCCTGGCCGGGCCGCGATTGCGCAGAAGATCCTCGCCCTGCACAACGCCACCTCCTCGACGGTGATCGTGTCGGTGAACCGGCTGCGGGTCGACGTGCTCAACACCGCGGTCAAGGCCGTCGGCGTGGTCCCGCCGATCATCCGCTGCCACAAGTTCACCGCCGTCCCCACCGGCGGCACCGTGCTGAGCAAGGTCTCCCTGGACTCGGCGCTGTCGTCCAACTCGTCGGTCACCGCGTGGGGCGACGCCTCGGTCGACGGGACCAGCTCGGGCACCGCCCTGACGATCACCGTCCCGGCCGGGTCGAACGTCTCCCAGCTCTGGGCGCCGCGGGTATTCACCGCCGTGGGATACGAGCCGATCGACTCGGGCCTGTTCATGGAGGGCGACTCGGACATCACGCTGCGCGCCCTGGAAGGGGTGTGCGTCTTCCTGGACCAGGCCACCGTGACCACCGGTAACCCGACGACCGACCGATGGTTGGCGACCGTGGACTGGGAAGAATACACCCGGCCTTAGGGTGTAAGTGGAGGTGGGACATGGGGGAGGTTGACGCCACCGCGACGAGCGGAGTGGAACCCCGCGGGTATCGCCAAGGGACCACGTCCACCGATTCCTGGGACGAGTTCGTCGTCCCGGTCTACGACCGCATCGTGTGGTTCTCCGGCCGAGCCAACACCTTCCTCACCCCGGGCCGGGCCACCGCGAGCCAGGTCATCCTCGCGCTGCACAACGCCGCCTCCTCCCCCGTGATGCTCAACGTCAACCGGATCCGGGTCGACCAGTTCGCCACCGTCAGTAAGATCATCACGACGGTGCCGCCGATCATCCGCTGCTATCTGTTCGGCGCGTTCCCGATCCCGGGCACGGTGCTCCCGAAGACGCCGCTGGCCAGCTTGGCCTACTCCAACGCGGCGGTCACCGCGTGGGGGGACGCGTCGGCGGACGGGACGAGCTCCACCGTCGCGCTGACCTTGACCCCGACCTTGGTCCTGGAGCAGGTGTGGTCACCCCGGCTACTCGCTGCGACCACGGGCGCTGTGATGGACGCCTACGAGAACATCGACACCGGGACGTTCTTCGAGGGTGCCACCGACGTGACTCTGTACCCAGGGGAAGGGCTGTGCGTGTCCCTGGAGGGCGCCACCACTGGCACCCCGGCGGGGAACCCCACCACGGACCGGTGGGTGGCAACGATCGACTGGGACGAGTTCACCAGGCCCTGAGTCCCATACGAGCGCGCGAGGAGGGCTGACCGGTGCCCCTCCTCCCGCTGTTCGGCGCGTCGGGGCCACCGACCCACGTCGGTGCCGCCACCCTGTCCGCGGTCGCCACCGTGACCTCGGTGGCCGACCCGGTGCTCAAGCCGGCAGCGGCGACCTTGTCCGCGGTCGCCACGATGACCTCGGCGGGTGTGGTCACCAAGCTGGGGGCCACCACCCTGGGCGCGGTCGCCACGATGACCTCGGCGGGGACCAAGGCCCAGCCGGCGGCGGCCACCCTGGCCGCGGTCGCCACGATGACCTCGGCGGGCACCGTCAGCATCCCAGGCGCGGCCACCTTGCCGGCCGTCGCCACGCTGACCTCCGCCGGGCTGGTGACCAAGCTCGGGCTGGCGACCCTGCCGGCCATCGCGACGCTGACGAGCGCAGGAACCGGCGGCTACTTCGGCGCCACCGCCCTGCCCGCCGTGGCGACCCTGACCAGCGCCGGGCTGGTGACCACGCTGGGCACCGCGAACCTGGCCGTGGTCGGCACCCTGAGCTCGGCGGGTGTGGTGACCGAGCTGGGCGCCGTCACCCTGGCCGCGGTGGCCACGATGAGCTCGGCGGGCCTGGTCAGCCTGCCCGGTGCCGCCACTCTCGCGGCCGTCGCGACGCTGACCAGTGCCGGTCTGGTGACCGAGCTGGGCACCGCGAACCTGGCCGCCGTGGGCGTGCTCACCTCGGCCGGGCTGGTCACCAAGTTGGGGGTTGCGAACCTCGCTGCCATCGGTACTCTCAGCGCCGCTGGGGCGGTGACTGCGGTGGCCGCAACGGCCCTAACGGCGGTCAGTGTGCTGACTGTCGGGGGCGCCGTCATCGTTCTCGGCACGACCACGCTGGCGGCGGTTGGTTCGCTCACGTCCGCCGGCGTGGTCACCAAACTCGGCGCCACCACCCTGTCCGTGGTGGCCACCCTGAGCTCGGCCGGTCTGGTCACCGAGCTGGGCACCGCGAACCTGACCACCGTCGCCACCCTGTCGAGCGCGGGCGCCGCGGGCTACTTCGGGGCCGCCGCGTTGGCCGCCATCGCCACGCTGAGCGCGTCGGGTGTCGTGGGCAAGCTCGGCGCCGCGAACCTGTCCGTCGTGGCCACCCTGAGCGGCTCAGGGGCCGCCACGAGCGTGGCCGCAGCCGGGCTGGCCGTCGTCGCCACCCTGTCCAGTGCGGGGATCGTCACCGAGCTGGGCACGACCACCCTCGCCGCCCTCTGTACGGTGTCCGCCGCCGGGACTGTGACAAAGCTCGGCACCGCGAACCTGGCCGCCCTCGGATCACTGTCCGCGGCGGGCGGCATCGCCGGCCAGACCACGATCAACATGATCGCGCTCGGCTCCCTGACCACCACCGGCGTGGTGTCCGTCCTCGGTGGCACCACGCTGGCCGCAGTGGCCGTGTTGACCGCCTCCGGTGTCGTTGCAGGCCCGGGGGCGGTCAGCCTGGCCGCGGTCGCCGTGCTGACCTCGGCCGGTCTGGTGACCAAGCTCGGCGTCGCCACCCTGACCGCCGTCGCCACGTTGAGCTCGGCGGGCCTGCAGACCAGGTTCGGCACCGCGAACCTGACCGCCCTCGCCACCCTCACGAGCGCCGGGGTGCCCGGGCTGCCTGGTGCGGCCGTGCTGGCCGTGGTTGCCACGCTGAGCGCGTCGGGCGCCGTGGGTGGGGTGACGGGACCCACCGTGCTGGTCGTGGTGGCCACGCTGTCCTCGGCCGCGGTCGCCGGCTACCTCGGCGCGGTGTCGCTGGCCGTCGTCGCCACCCTGTCGCCGGCCGGGGTCGTCACCGAGCTGGGTGCCACGTCGCTGACGGTCGTCGCCGTGCTGACCTCCGCCGGCCTGGTGACCAAGCTCGGCACCGCCCAGTTGGCGGCCGTGCTCACCCTGTCGGCCGCTGGCGACGTCGCCGGCCTGACCACCACCATGCTGCTCGCCGCCGCAACGCTGACCTCATCGGGTCAGCGGATCTCGCCGAGCGCCGCCACGCTACTGGCCCTGGCCACGCTCACGGCTGCCGGCGGCGTCTCGGTGTACGGCGTCGGCTCCCTGGGCGCCGTGGGCACGTTGGTCGCCGCCGGCATCGCCGTGGGGCCCGTGAGCAGCATCATCACCGTGATCGGCACCCTGACCGGCGGGGCCGCCGCGTACGCCGCGGTGCTCTACGCGGTGGCCACCATGTTCGGCTACATCCGCATCGCGTGGCCGCCCACCGCAGGCCGTCCCACCGCCGCGCCGACTGTGCGGGCGGGGGTACCGCTCGTCGTGTCGACGCGCGCCGGGCGACCAGTGCTCACCCCCGGTCCGCGGGCCGGGCAGCCGGTCGTGCTCTCCCCGAGCGCCGCTGAGCCCGATCTTGTTGGGCAAGCCTTGGGTGGCACCCCGGCGTTCGTTTAGCTACCCCCTACTGCCCGGTCGTGGCCGTCCTCGTCAGACGGCGCTGTCCCACGCCCGGGTTGAAATGGCCCCGCGCCACCGCTTGAGCACGGTCCCCTCTTGAGGCCGGTTGCTCGCGGTCGGCGCGGGGCCGATTTTCGCGTTCTAGCTGGTCACGCCCCGGGCTGCGTGCGCCTCCCGGATCGCCCGGGACAGGTCGCCGGCGTCGACCCGGCGCTGGCATTCCAGGGCGGCCTCCCGGGAGTTGGTGTCCCAGTCGGTGCACCGGCACACCCCGACCAGGTGCCCCACCTCGTGCAGCATCTGACACTCCCGGTGGGTGGCGGTCAGCAGCCGGGACCCGGTGCCGGCGACGACGTACTTGGGTTCCATCCGCTCGGCATAAGTGGGGTGCAGGAACCCCCGGTCGCCGTCGAGGATCCGCTCCGCGCAGGACAGGCAGAAGATCCGCACCGGGGTCGGCACTTTGATCGCGTCCTCGCAGATCGGGGCGTCCCACAGTTGGCCGAATATCATGGTCATCTCAGGTGTTTCCTCCCGTTCCGCCGTGGTCTCGTGCGTTTGCGTGGTCGGTGCTTGTGCGGCATCGAGGTGATGGTGTCCGTCCACGGGCGGCGCATGTCCCGGCACGGATCCTCGGCCTCGGCCCCGCAGTCCGGGCAGCCGAGGAACTGGGCCCAGTATTTCCGCTCCGCGGCCGACCGGGGGTCCAACCGGGCCCTCATTGCCAGGCCACGGCGATAGCGCCGCCGACCAGACCACCGATCACGACCGCGCCGACGTAGATCGTGAAGATCGGCCAGCCGAACGCGACGCACATCGCGACCCAGGCCACCGACAGCACCATCGCGAGCACCACGACGATGCTGGGGGTGCTCCAGTGCCTCACCGGTCGGCCATCCACCGGTAGGGGATGCCCCAGTCGATCGCCCCCTCGGCGTCCATCTGGTGCGCGATCCCCTGGGCCAGC